CCCTCTTCCCATTCTTTTTCTTCTTCTTCAGTCATATAGTTATCGCCATCGTGGGTGAAACAGAATCCTTCAGATATCCAGCCCTTTTCGATTCCAATATGAAGCCAGTCAACAGCCTCTTGGATTTCTTCTAAAGAAAAGTCTTTGCGTTCGATAGTCATAATAAAAACCCCTTCTAGGTTATGTATCAATTATACAGCCTAAAAGGGGTCTTGTCAAGAATATATTACTTCTTTGCTGGGATGTTATCGACAAATGCCTGGTCGATTTCGTCCTTGTCTAGTTTGCCATCGTTTAGATAGCCACGTGCAAGGTCCTCAATAACATTAGCAACACCCATGATACCTGCCAAAAGAGCAGTCTGTAGTGTGTCAATGCCAATAAGAGCACCAGCACCAATAGTGGCAAGGGCGGTAACTAGAAACAGTGCAAGCATACGCTTTGCAATGTGAACATAAGTTTTCATAGTCATAGTGCCTCCTTTTCTAATTTAATCTTATTTGTTGCGTATGCGTGTCTAAAATTAGATACATAGGCTCGCTGATAGGCAACCATGTCCATGATGTCTGGACAGAACTTGTTTTTAAAATATTCTGCGTGAGATAGATAGGCTAGTTTTCTAACCATTTTGTTGTCTGGTTCAAAATAATACTTAAGATATTTAAACATTAGTCATCACTCTTTCGTAGTGGATATGTGAGTATCCATACAACAGATGTTCCGATGATTGCCCATCCTACAACTGTTTTGGCAGAACCTTCAAGGACTAGCCATGCAACAAACATACCAAGGAGTGTCCAGGCTTGACCAAGTAAGTCGTTTAAGAATTTCTTCATATTTTCCTCCTTATTACATTTGATGTGCCACTAGTTGGGGCAGCCATCAATGCTGCTCCTGTGGCTGCGTTTACTGCTGCTCCAACAGCAACAACTGCTGTAACAACAACTTTCTTAGACTCTTCTCTCACCTTTGGAGACATATCTGCTCCAACGTTACCGATAAAGTTAATTGCACCAACCAAGGCTTCTGCACCTGGAATGGCTGCTAGTTCTTCTGATAGAACAATGTCATCTGCTTGGGCTGCAACGAATAGGGCTTCAAGTGCCTGTTGGTATTCTGGAGAACCCTGTGTAGAGTTATTTAATATTTCATTTGCTACAGATATAAGTTCTGTTACTTGTTCAGTTGAAAGTGATTGTGGGTCTACCGTTGCAATATCTACAGGTAGCTCAGGTTTTGGCTCTGGCTCTGGGGTTGGCGTGACTGGTTCTGGAATCTCTGGGGTGATAGGTTTTGTTGGCTCTTCAGTAGGCTTCGGGGACGGCGTAGGTTCAGGTGTTGGCTCTTCATATGGTGGAATGGCTTCCAATTCTTGTTGAGCGACAAGTAGTTCCTCCTGTTTAGTTGTTACATTGTTTAATGCTGTTTCAATTATAACTGTATTTTGAGATTGAGAGTTTTGCAATGTTTGAATCAGTAGTGAGTTTTGTAGGATTGCGTCTTGTGCCTGTGCCAGGGCTGTTTGAGCATTCTGGAGACTTGCCTTCATTTGCTCTAAAACAATAAATAGAGCTGGGTCTTTGATGTATGTGACTGGGCTTGCATTTTGTGAGAACCAAGATGCTGGAACCTCTCCCCAGTTTGTGCTATCTAAATAATATAAATAGTTACAGGCTCCACCACCATATTCATACATCCATGCATCAATAGCGTATGATTGACCAGCTTGTAGCTGATTGCCATTGCTCCACCAACCACCACAGCCTTTTAAAACCCAGTTGTCATTGACAACCATATTGTCTAATGTCATATACCATCCGTCATCAACATTTGCTAGGAAACGGTATGTGTCTGTTGTGGGAACGGTGAGGAAGCCAGTATAGTGGATTATCACGAAATCTCCTCCACAGCCTTCAATGTCCCCACCGCCCCAGTCTTTAGCAATACTATCTACTGTGATAGTTTTGCAGAATGTGTGTGTAGTTACTCTGTCTGGATAATAGTATTGTGGGTCAAATGTATATATATCTGCTTGTAGACCTGGTATTCTTGGCTCAACATTTTCTGGATATACTGGGATTAGATTGTTGTCGTAATTAGCCTGTGCTTGGTCTACCGCTGCTTGTGCCACCTCTAGGTCATCTGCCTTTTGGATAACACTTGCTTCCAATAAAACTAGGTCAAGTTGTGCTTGGGTAAGCTGATTGTCTGTCGTGTTCTTGTTCTGCTGTGCTTGTGTCAATGCATTCTGTGCTTCTAGCAAGGCATTTTGAGCATTAGATACTTTATCTTGTGCAGCAGCCACGATGGCATCATATTCTGCCTTTGTCTGTGCTTGTGCAGGAGCTGAAAGAAACACAGATGTAAAGGCTAGAAAAATAACTAGTAAAAATCTTGGGGTCTTAATTTATTTCTCCTTGTTGGAAGTGTCCAACAAGACTAGTATACCATATATTGCTATATCAAATTAAATTGAGATAGATAGTTCTGAGCTTCTTCCTGCTTTTTAGGCTCAAAGACAATGGTGTTTTCTGGAAGTGGTGGCTTTTCCTTGTTTTCTTTTCTATCTTTAAAGGTATGGATTTCCACCTCTTTGCTCATATCCCTTGGGGTATGTGAGATAGCACCAAAGATAGCACCACAAACAGCGTCTGCAAGGTCCTTAGAGGACTTTCTGGGGTGGTCTACACGGTTCTGCTTTACAATCTTTAGCTCAGTTAGTTCTTCAAATAGCAGCTCAATGCTTGGCATTACAAGACGGTCTTCATATACTAGCATTGCCATATCCTCATAGTGCTTCTTGGCAACAGAAACAGTATCAGTTCTAATGCCCACCTGCTTTAGTTCGTTCTGGATGTCAAACGAGTTCCAACGGTCAAATGACACTAAACCTATATTGAATCCCAGTCTACGTAGGTTCTGAATCCACTGCTTAACCTCTGAAAGGTTTACAGGACCTTCTTTGCGAGGCTCCCACCATGCTACAGCATCTACTACTACAACTGGAACTACCTGTTCGTAATCTTTGATTACCTGAACTGATACCCACTTTTCTACGTGAGCAATAGCAACAGCACACTTGTCGTGCTTCTGTGCAAGGTCAGCATGGACAAAATATGTCTTCTCTGGGTCAGGAACAAATGTTTCGTCAAAGCGTCTGGAGTTGTCCAGTGGATTTCTGATTGTCATACAGGAGCGAATCTTATCCTGCTGCTTAAAGAATGCATCTGATGCATAGGTTGGGATACAGGCAAAACGCTGCATAGCATCACCAATGTCTGTGTAGAATGCCAGCTTAAAGTCTTCAATCTTACGAGTAGGATTTACCACCCATGTTGGACGCTTAAGAGCAAACACACCTGGGATTTTATATGACAGAATTGTATCTTCATCCCATTCAATTTCTAGAGTATTCCCATCTGCAGTTTCTGGCAAGTCTTCATTCATAATAAACTTGTGATGCTTTGTTACTACATCTTTTTCTGCAATCACAGCATCGTAGCGTTGGGAGATAAAGTCACCAGGATAACGAGGGAATGATAGCAGGGCTACCTTGCCTAAGTCTGGAAAACGAGAGTCTACAGAAGCACGGAAGGCTTTGTAGATGTTGTCTGCTGTTTTACCTTGGTCATTTCCAGTTCCAACCTCCTGAGCAAAACCAGAAATCTCGTCAAGAACTGCAAGCAAAAGGTTTAGACCTTCGTGAGACTCACGCTCTGAGTGACCAGAATAAACCGTAATGGCTTTGTCAAACTCAACCTGGTCTGCTTTTGGGTCATACTTGCCAGCAAACCATGGAGAGCGTTCAATCTTGGTTTTGAATCCTTTAAAGAACACGTTCTTAGCCTGTTGTGCGTTAATAGCAATATTAATAATGTCAATAGCATCGCCAGATGGTTTGCCGAAATAGCGAGAGGGGTCTTTAAGACAAAGTAGTTTATAAACGATATAGGCACAAGCAACTGTAGACACAAAGTCTTTTCCAGAACCTTTACCAAGCTGCAGAATGATTTCATTCTTTGTATACTTTTTGTAATATCTACGACCCTCTGTGTCGCCCATAA